AGCCGTTCAATCCGGCGCAGTTTAACGGCAACAGCCAGAACGTCGGCATCCAATTCGGCGCGGTCTCGGGAGGTCTCGCCGATGTCGATCTCGACAGCAGGGCGGCCATCGGATTCGCGCCCGAGTTCCTGCCCGCGACCGATGCCGTGTTCGGTCGCAAGTCGAAGCCGTGCTCGCACCAACTCTATGTTTGCGATCTCTACAAGACCGAGAAGCGCGCGGCGATCCAGTACGCGCAATGGCAGAAGAACGGGCACGGAAAGCTCGTGCGCGGACAGATGATCATCGAATTACGCATCGGCGGCGGCATCGGCGCCGACGTCAAGGGCGCCCACTCCGTCGCGCCACCATCGATGCATGAGACCGGCGAGATGGTGGAGTGGGTGCGCGATGGCGAGCCCGCGAAGGTTGCTAGCGACGAGCTTGCAAACAGGGTCCACAAGCTTGCGGTCGCTGCGCTGCTGAGCACACATTATCCGGAGGAAGGTTCGCGCCACGATGGTGCACTCGTCATCGGTGGCGTGCTCGCGCGCGCCGGATGGGACGCCAAGGACATCAGCCATGTCGTGGAAGTGGTCGCGCGTGCCGTTGGCGACCCCGATGTGAGCGACCGCATCACCGCTGCTGCTGGCGCGATCAATGTGAAAGCAAGCGGCCAGAACGTGGCTGGGCTGCAACGCCTACGCGAAGTCTGGGGCGACGAGGTTGCCGACACCATTACTCATTGGCTCAAGCTGCGCGGGCTTCGTCCCGATAGGGGTGTCGACCTAGAGGACCGCGTCGCGCTCGCCTTCGCCGCAAAACACGTCGACGACTTCCGCTACATCGCAAAGTCGAGCCAATGGATGCGCTGGCAGGAGACGCGCTGGCAAGCGGAGGACACGCTCTTCGCCTTCGACCAATCGCGCAAGCTCTGCCGCGACGCCGGCGATTCTAGAGCAAAGACGGTCGCCGCCGTCATCGCGCTGGCGCGCTCCGACCGCCGCATGGCCGCCACCGAGGAGCAATGGGACGCGGACCGGGAAATCTTCAACGCGCTGACCACGACCGTTGACCTGCGCGCCGGCGTCGTTCGGGCGCCGAAACGGCTCGACTACTGCATCAAGCAAGCCGCGGTCTCGCCGGCGCCTCCCGGCACGCCGTGTCCGATGTGGATGAAATTTCTCAACCGCGTGCTGACCAATGATCGGCCGATGATCACGTTCTTGCAGCGCTACCTCGGTTACTGCCTGACCGGACTCGTGCACGAGCATGTGCTCGTGTTTCTGTTCGGCACCGGCGCGAACGGTAAGACCACATTCACTGATACTGTGAAGGGCATCCTGAACGACTACGCCATCACCGCGCCGATGGAGATGTTTCTCACCACCAAATTCGATCGCCACCCGACCGAGATCGCGCGACTCAAGGGCGCTCGCCTCGTCGTTGCCCACGAAACCACGAAGGGGCGGGCGTGGGATGAGGCGAAGGTTAAGACCTTGACCGGTGGCGACGGACTGACCGGGCGATTTATGCGCGGCGACTTCTTCGACTTCAATCCAACGCACAAGCTGCTGATCGCGGGCAACTCCAAGCCGAGCTTGCGCAACGTCGACGAGGCCATCCGTCGGCGCTTCGTTTTGGTGCCGTTCACAGTGACGATCCCGGTAGGCGATCGTGATCCCGAATTGACGGAAAAGTTCAAGACTGAATGGCCCGCGATCCTGCGCTGGATGATCGATGGTTACGTGGAATGGAAGCGAATCGGGCTCAAAATTCCCGACAGCGTCCGCAAGGCGACGGAGGATTACCTCGCCGACCAGGACACGCTGGGGCAGTGGATCACCGACTGCGTCAAAACCGATCCGAACGCGTTCACGCTGTCCCGCAATCTCTTCAAGTCGTGGAGGCGGTGCTGCGAGGGCCGGAATCTCGCGGCAGGGACGGAGACGGCGTTTTCCGAGAACCTCAAAGAGAGAGGTTACGACAAGGTCCACAAAATGAATGGCAATGGTTTCAATGGGATAAGGCTCTAAACGCTGGACGCGGAACTACCGACGATGATCAAATATGAAGGGTGTGAAGGGTCTTCCTCTTTCAGGCGTATCATGTGTGCGCGCGCGGATCAGGTCTACCACGTCTATATACGGGTGAAAGAGGAGAACCCTTCAGACCCTTCATACCCTTCATTCCCTTCACCAGAGGGGCGCTGATGCTTCATCGCCCGCCGAGCCGCCAGGAGGCCCGCCGCGAGCGCGACCGCCGGCATCGGGCGCGGCAGCGGGCTGGCATCGCCCGCCCCATAGCTCCGGCGCCGTACAACGACGAGGTCGCTCCGGTCACAGAAGGAGGACCAAAACCATGAGCAACCCTCGGGCGGCCCTGCTGCGGCGCGGATATCGTGCCGGATATTCCGCCGCCCTCCGCAAATGCCATGCCGACTTGCATGCTTTGGCCGCCGATTTTGACAGCCAGATTGCGAGCCTGCGAAACGATTTTGCTGAGATCGTGCGCGATGTCGCTCGATATCGAAGCATCGAACGGGCCCTCGATGCCGAGCGCGACCTTGATGTTCAGCTGCACTAAGCGCCGCCGCTGAAGCTCCAAGGTAACGGATGGCGCTAGAAGCCGGGCCGGGCCAACAGGGATTGCTCATACCCTCTAAGGTCCGGCCCGGTGGTGGGGGCGGTGGGGGGCAGACCCGTGGTGCATATCTGGACTACCAGACGACGCGATTGTTTCGGGTGATTCGCGTTGCCAGGCCCAGGGGGCTATTGTTATTTTAAATCAACACCTTAGGCACGGAGCGGCGGCAGCCGAGCTTTGCTAACGTGGCCGCGGGGGTGATTTTGCGACGCCGGCGAGGAAAGGACGGTCGCGAGCGGCATGTCGGATCGATTGCACGCGGTAAGGCTCGATGCCGAGGAGTTCGGACCGGATCCGGTGGCGGTCGTGCGCGGGCGGCGCCGCAGGATCATGTGGACGCTCGCCGCGCTCGCGCTCGGCGCGGGCGCTGTGGCTTGGCCGATCGCCGATCGGCCACTGCGCCTGAAGCTGCAATCGGCGGCGATGTCGCCGCTAGAGGCCGCGCGCGCAGCATCGCAGGACGAGATCGATCGCCTACGCCGCGAGGTGGATGCGCTCGCGAGCGAGATCAGCGAGCTCAAGCAGGCACAGCAGCAGGCGGCCGAAACCATCGCCGCCCTGCGGGCCGCCGAGCAGGAGGCGCGCAAGCAGGTGCCGCCGCCCGAGCCCCCGCAGGCCGGCGCGGTGCCGACGCCGCCGCCACGACCGCCAACCGCGCCCCGGCCGGCGCCGTTGTCGCTGCCGGGCCCGCAATGAAGGTGCGCGCGGTCTGGGCGATCTTTGGTTTCATGCTACGCTGCAACATTCGATTTGCAGTGGAGCTTTCCTATGCCGCGCAAAGCCGCCGCCGAACTCGCCGTCGTTCCCACGCTCCCTGGGCGTGGTCGTCCGGAGCCGCCGGCAGATCTCGATCCCCTAGAGCAGCGCATCTGGCGCGAGATAGTCGACGCGTTGCCTGGGCATTGGCTCGACTCTGCCGGCCAACTCATTCTTCGTCGTCTCGCTGCTCAGGCTGCGGTGTCGGAAATTCAGGAGGTCCGGATGCGGCAGCTGCGGGCGCAGGGGCGGGATAACACCGAGGAGGCCGTCGAGCTTGTGGCCACTCACGGTGCCGTGACCAAGATTGTTGCGCACTTGTTGACGCAGTTGCGAGCCACGCCGTATTCCAGGATGCGACCGCGCACCGCCGGTTCGAAGCTCGAAGGAGTTCCGGAATCCCGGCCGTGGGAGATCAGGGCGAAGACAAGTGCCCAGACGGCGTAAGCAGCAACAACCACCGATCGTCGGCGACTGGGTCAGCGCGGCCGACATCATCGAATTCATCGAAACGGTTTGTTTTGTTCCGGAGGGGAAGCACGTCGGGCAGCCGCTCAGGCTGTATGATTGGCAAAAAGACCTGCTGCGGCTGATTTACGACAATGAGCACACGACTCGCCGCGCGCTCATTTCGATGGGGCGTAAGAACGCAAAGACGACTTTAGCCGCTTGTTTATTGCTTGCTCATCTCTGTGGCCCGCCGGCCAAGAGCAAGCCGAATTCCCAGCTCTATTCGGCGGCGCAGAGCCGTGACCAGGCCGGGATCATTTTCTCGCTGGCGGCGAAGATGGTGCGCCTGAATCCGGCGCTAGCGCGGGCGGTCACGATTCAAGAGACCGCCAAATCGTTGATCTGTCCCGAGCTCGGTACGCGCTATCGTGCGCTCTCCGCGGACGCAACGACGGCTTATGGGCTATCCCCCCAACTGGTCATCCATGATGAGCTAGGCCAGGTCCGGGGTCCGCGCTCTGCGTTGTATGAGGCATTGGAGACAGCGACGGGCGCGCAGGCCGATCCGCTTTCAATCATCATCAGCACGCAAGCGCCAACTGATGCCGATCTCCTCTCGGTGCTCATCGATGACGCGCAAGCTGGGCACGATCCGCACACGGTGGTCAAGCTCTACA